AAGTTATCAGACCTAGGTGGTGAACAGATTACTGGTAGAAATGTTTGGATAAATGGTGAGTTTAACGTAGCACAGAGGGGGACCCAACAAACAGGAGTTACATCATTATCTGGTTATGCAACTGGAGGACCTGACAGGTGTTTTCTTGCCATAAGTAATCATGGTACTTGGACAGTAAAACAGTCAACTGACACACCTTCAGGTTATGCAAATAGTTTAGAACTGTTATGTACAACAGGAGATAATAGTATTGCTGCTGATGCTTCAGTTAGATGGTTTCAAAGATTTGAAGGTCAAGAGTTACAACGATTTGCAAAAGGAACAAGTGATGCAAAACAGTTTACAGTAAGCTTTTGGATTAAATCAGCTACAACTGGAACTTATGCATTTGAATTATTAGATTATGACACAGGTGGGCAAAGAAGCGTTGTTAAAACCTATACTGTAAATACAGAAAACACATGGGAACACAAGACCATTACTTTTCCAGCAGATACGGTTGGACCTTTTGATAATGATAATCTTAGCTCTTTAGCCGCTGAGTTTTGGTATGTAGCTGGAAGTAATTATACAGGTGGAGGACCTCAAACAACTTGGGGAGCTGTGCAAACTAATAAAAGAGCTGGTGGTCATACTGTTAATGCTGGGGAGAGTGACAATGATTATATTCGTGTTACTGGAGTGCAACTTGAAGCAGGCAGCGTGGCAACAGATTTTGAGCATAGGTCATTTGCTCAGGAGCTTGCTTTATGTCAGAGATATTATTATCAAAACACTGCTGTTATTGCTGGAATTTTTATAGCTGATAATGCTGATCCAGATGCAGCTTATGGTGGCATACAATTTCCAGTGCCTATGAGAGCAGCTCCTACTGTGGTCTTTGGTGATAATGCTGGTAACAATGCTGGAGTGGTAACGCAACATGGAGTAGCACATGGTATAGCAGCTACAGCAGGAGATATTGGTACTACAGGAATAGGAAGATGTCAAAAAGATAGTGGTGATTGGAATCTTAGTGCTTGTAGACCTATTGCTGCTAAAATTGCTTCTGCTACTGCTGAATTATGACTTACAAATTAAAAAACAAAACTGATGGGATTACAGGAATAACATCAGAAGACAATGTGATTATTAGAAAAGCTGATAATGCAGCTATTCCTAAAGATGAAGGAAACATCGACTACCTAAAATATCTTGCTTGGGTATCGGAAGGTAATACTCCTGATCCTGCTGATTAGACTGGTTAGTTTTTAAATTTAGAGTAAAATAAAAATAAGAGATTTTTTTTAAAAATGCAGAAAATTTTTAATGCAATAGCTGTTGCTTCAGGCGTAGTTTCTTTGACAGTTGTAGGGACTGGATTAGGCATATATTTAAACAAAGATGCAATCATAAACAACATTAAAGAGAAGGCATTAGAGTCGATTACAGGCAACTTAGGAGATACTTTAGGAGATACACTACCAATTCCTGATATGACTGGTGATGTGATTCCTAGACAATCTGCACCTATGAAACCATTTTAAAATTGTCTGAAATAAATCAAATTAATATAAATAATTTAGAAATAATTCCAATAAATAGTTATATTTACACGCCTATACAAGCGATACCTTTCAGTCCTCCTGTAACTTTAACTATTGGTAATCCCATAATCCAAGTTCCTGGCTGTGTTGTATTTAATCCTGCTAATGAAAAATCAATAAAACTCGTAACTGAAGATGATAGAGGTAGCAGAGTTTTGTGTGATGGAACTGTGCCATATTTTTTCCCTATGGATTATGTTCCTGAAGATTTAGTTTTTGTAGAAGATGTAGCTCCACCTAATGTGACCACAGCTCCAGAATTAGAAACTCCTCAACCTAATTTAGATAATATTCCTCCACCACAAAAAGAAGTTGAATGTCCTGCTCCAAATCAACCGAGAGTTGGAGATCTATCACGCAATGGAGAAGAGAAAGTCGTAGGTCATGAACTTAGTGCTGATAAAAAAACTTGCATAGTTTTATATGAACCAACTACTGCAACTGATAAATATTTACCAACTACATCTCAAATCAGTACAACAGCAGCAATTGCAGTGGTGGCAACAGCTTCGGCAGCAGCAACACCCTTGTTATTAAGGTTAATAAAACCATTAATAAAGCAATTATCTAAGAAAATTAAAGGCTTACTTGGTAAAAAACAAGGAGAAAAATTTAAAGGATTAAAAAGAAAGAAAAAACTTATTTCGGAATCTCGTGCTGATGATTAGGTATAACTCCATGAGGATTTGAAACTACGATATCGGAACAAATCTGAGCTGCTGGGCTTGAAGGATGAAAGGTGACTCCAAGTCTTTCTTGCTCCGCACAATGCTTCAATCTTGCCATTTCAAAGTCTAATCTTTTATTAGCTAATATTTGTTTATTTAATTGATTCTGAGTATTAGCAGCAGATAAACAGCCCTCGTTGTGACGTTTATCTAAGGGTATGGTTATATTCATACTGATTCCCCATCCAATACTATGATTAGATTTCTGACCTGTTCTAGTTGGTTTGTAATAAAGCACAGAGCCAGGATTATCTAAGACACCATCATTATTTGTATCACTATTATCAAATACTGGATCCATATAGCTTGACTCATAGGGGTCTTTCCATGAATCTTGTAATGTAGCAAAGGGAGTAATACTCAGAGTTGCTCCCTGACATGACACTCCATTTCCGTGAGTATTAGTTATATATGGACCCGATAGATTTTGTACAGCTAAATTGGATACGCTCCCGGACGAATTTGCTACCGGGTTTGCCGTTGCGGACACTCCTCCTACTTCATTTGCATAGATAGGAGTACTAAATATATTTAGAGCTAAAAGTAAATATTTTACTGACTGAAGGTTGAAACCGTGTCTGTAACTGAAGTTATCTCTGTTGTTCTTTGTATTATGGTCTGAGATTTTAATCCTGGCTGACTGAGAGTCGTGGTGAGTTGCCACGGCTTGTTTGAATCCGTCACCGTAAAGCTTGGCATATTGGTTGTATCTAGATTTGTCCACGTCGAATTTACACCATTTACTGACTGTGTAACACTCTGAGCTGGAGGAACCAAACTACTCGCATCTGTACTAATGTTATTACCAGTTACGGTATATTGCCACCCTGTCTGATAATCAATGACATTTATGGTTTCTGTGACCGTAGAAGTGGTTTCTGTATGGCTGGTAAGACTACCACTCTGAAAGTTGGGGACCACAGGAACGCCTTCTACAGATGCACTGAGTGAGCTTAATACGACCACAGGTATCACACTTTTCAGGATCTTTCTCATCTTCAGTTTCTTTGATTGCAAAAGCATGATCCTTTAACTTCATCTGATACTGATCTCACTTACAAACTGACCTGTAGCTACTGTGCCTGCACCACCACCTGTCAGTGTGATTGTTGAACTTGAATCGATTGTACCTGCTAATGTGCCTGCAGTTCCTGCTGCAGTTGA